ATTTTATTTATATTTTATTTATATTTTATTTATATTTTATTTATATTTTATTTATATTTTATTTATATTTTATTTATATTTTATTTATATTTTATTTATATTTTATTTATATTTTATTTATATATATAAAATGACAACGCGTAAGTACAATAAAAAAGGTGGAAAAACCAGAAAAATAAAAGGCGGAAAAACATTCAGCTCTAGTGTTCCTGTACAATTGTCATACAACAATACAGAAGTAAAATGCGATGTTTGTTCTAACAATAATTATACAGAATTTACTGGAACTATTGATAAATCAAAAGTTCGTCAAGGATTAGGACAAATGTTTTTTGGAGAAACTGCAGATGTATTAGATAATACATCTATTATTATGTATATTTGTAATACTTGCGGTATATGTAAAATCATTAGAAATAAAGATCCATTACTAATTGTTGCTAGTCCAATAAAAAATAATTAGTTCTACAAATATTTGCGGTTTTTATAATATTAATTACATATAAATGAGTTGTTTATTCAACAGTTTAAGTTATTTTATAAATGAAACGGGATACACCATTAGACAAAAAATATGCGATTATTTACAAACTAATGGAAAAATTATGGATGGATTAGACACTAATTATATTTTGAATATGGAAAATCAAAATTATATTAGTAATATGCGTAATACATCTAGCTGGGGTGGTGCAATTGAAATACAGTGTGCTTGTAATATATGGAGCTTACGAATAATTGTAAAAGATATACGAACATTTGATAAAAAAGAAATTGAATTTATTCCTATAAATGGAAGTATGGAGAGAACTATAAAAATAGAATGGTCTGGAGGACATTATGAACCAGAAAGATAAATATTATTTTACATAAAATTGCTTTACTTATAATATCCTTGTATAGCTAGGTTTGACAAATAATCAGCCCTTTTATTATTTATTCTATAAATATGTGTAAATTGTATTGAATCAAAATTTTCACATAATTTTAATGCTTCTCTGTGTAAATCCTGCAAGTTTTCTGAATATACTTTATAATCTCCTTTCATTTGTTTAATTACTAATGTACTATCACCTTCAACTATTATTTCCTTTATATCTAATTCTATTGCTTTTTTTAATCCCAATATTAATCCACTATATTCTGCATAATTATTTGTTGTATTTTCTCCAACAAATAATGAATCCCACCAAATCTCTTCATCAAAATTATATATAACTGCTCCAGCACCAGATATTCCAGGATTACCTTTACTACATCCATCAAATTGTAAACGAAATCCCGATGATATTTCAGGATATATTTTTATTTCAGAATATTTTATAAAAGTATTCTTTATTTTTGGTAAAACTAATCTAGACATCTTTTTATACTAAGAATAAATAATAAATAATTATAATCTTTCATTTTTAATAATAATTATAATAAATTATATTTATAAATATGTTAAGGCTATTAATAGTAGGTTCACTTTTAGTGTATTTTGTTTTTTGTGATACTGAATGTCCAACTATTACTGCAATTGGTGATAGACGTAAAGATAAAACTAAATTTAGATTAGTTCAATATAATGTTGAATGGTTGTTTATTGACTATTATAGCAATATGGATTGCCCAGGGGATGGTTGCACTTGGAAAAATCAAAGTGAAGCAGAAACTCATATGAATTATGTATCTGATATTGTTAAAAAATTAAATCCAGATTTGATTAATTTTTGTGAAGTAGAAGGTTGTGACGAACTTAATATATTGAAAGATAAGTTAGATGAAACATACACACCTTACTTAAAAAAAGGCACTGATACGAGCACTGGTCAAAATGTAGGTATGTTAACACGTGTTGATCCATTAAAATCCTTGTATAGAACTGAAATGAAATATAATTATCCAATTCCTGGCTCAAAATGTGGATATACTGGTTCTACAGGTTCAACCGGTGTAAGTAAACATTATATTACCGAATTTACAATTAGCAATAAAAAGATAGCATTTATTGCTGCGCATTTGTTAGCCATACCCACCGATAGCGCAAGATGTTCACAACGAGAAGCTCAAGCCTCTATACTACAATCTATTATTTACGACTATATTACACGTAATTATGAAATAATAATGATTGGTGATTTTAATGATTATGATGCTGAAATTTTAGATATGAATAACAATAAACCAATATCATATGTTCTTGATATTTTGAAAGGATTATATGGTGATTTTAAGGGAAAGTATACTCTTAACAATATTGCAGCAAATATTAATCAAACATCTCGTTATAGCGATTGGTGGGATTCTGATAATAATTGCACGACTGCATCTAATAAGGATTACTCAATGATTGACCATATATTAGTTACTACCGGTATAAAAAATAGCATTATAAACGCATTTATATATCACGGATATAGTGAATATTGTGGAAAATATAATTCAGACCATTATCCAGTTGTTGTTGATTTAGCTATTTAGTTAATTATTTATATAATTAGTCATTTTCTAAATACATAGATTTAAGATACTCTATATCTTTTATCACCTTTTTATGTAATTGTAATGATAGTCTTTTTGAATATTTTGTTTTAAATAATTTATCACTTCTGTATTTCAATACTCTATTGTCAAATAATTCTATAGCTCTTTTTAATGCATCCATATAATCTAATTTTTCAACTTCCATACCATATATAATACATCTATCTATATCATATGCAGTTAATAAATCTGCTTCTCTCACTATATGATAAGATAATTGATAATCTTTTAAATCTGGAAACCCATTTGCCTTTACTTTTGAATAAGACATTGTTGAAATAATATCTGATATAACATCTAACTTTATTTTTGGAATATATGGACTCATATAATTATTCATCATTGTTATACCTGTTTTTTCATTCATATACTTTTTATCACACATATCGTGCAGTATTGCAGATACATAAATAATATCTTCCTGATTTTCTAAAAAAGGGTTATCTTTAACTTCACTTTTATAAATTTTGTTTGCTAAATGAAATACCTCCATACTATGCTTTAAACCGTGTGACTCGTCTATATTAAATATTCTGGTTATTCTAGAAACGTAACTAAGTGCATAGTTTATTATAGGCGTTAAAGATAATAGTCGCATATATTTTAACTTATAAATTAACATATATTTATATTTGTTTTATAGAAAATGAGTTATTTTCTGGACTTTCTATTGGGTTTCTTGGATTTTCTATTATTTTTCTTTAATTTTTTATTGAATTTCTTTGTTTTTCTACCTCCTGATAGCCTTCTCTTTTTTGCAGGTGTATTTTCTGCATCATATGGTAATTTATTCTTTCCTAATTGTAATTCAGATGTTGTTACTGGTACATCCAATACGCTTTGTCCCTTTATCAAAGGATAAATATATTTTAATGGTTTTGAAGGAGTTTCCTTCTTCTTATTGTCTGGTAAATTATGAATCCCATTTTCAATTTCTAAATATAGTTCATTTATTTTGTCAAGGTTTAAATAAGGAGAATATACATCCGTAAATTTATCTTTTAAACCGTATTTAACCAAATTTCTAACAAATGATGCTGAAAAAGCACTAATAGGAACAGTTTTCATATCAATCATTTGTAGTTGTTGTTGTGTCAATTTCTTATATGACGCCATATCAGTCCTCCCTAAGACAATACCATTTATTGAATGAATTCTGGGGTTTTTCATATAAAACCCACTAGCTATATTGTCTAACATATCTGCTCTATCGTCCCCAATAATTAAAAAAAGATTTATATCGTTTATTTCGCCCATATTATAAATAAGGTTTCCTAGCGCAGAAAAAGGAGTTGCACCTTTAATATTAGGTACACACAATGGTATAACGTTCATTTGGCTTAACCTTGATATTTTTATATTTTTATCAGATTGATCAATTGTTTGATCTTGTGTTATTTTCATTATCATTTGTTTTATTAATACAGCACTCATACTATCAATAATATCTTTATTTGCACCCAAAATATTAATTTTTTCACTACAACTTATGGGGTTTTCATTATTGTCATTTGTTTTTGAAAGAATAATATAAACGTGGTCTACGTTTATTTTAATCGCTTCTTCAATTAATTGTTCAATTAAGTGTAAATGACCTGGGGTTGGCGGGTTCATTCTAGCTAAAGTAAAAATAATAGTATTGTTATTGGTATAATTTATACTCATCTATATTTCTTATATATTTTAATCTATATTTTTATAATTTATAAAATAAAATCTGTAATTTTTTTTATCCAGTCTTGCAATTTTTCTTGATTTTCATAAATATCTATATTACCATCTAATAATAGTTTATTTTCACAAACAAAATCATTATTTGTATTAATTAACATATTATTATGATATTCATGACAATTAGTTAGGTATGTTAATGGTATACTGTCTTCACCAGTTCTGGAACGTTTCAATATTCGTTGGTGACAAATATCTGGGTCTGTCTTTACATAAATAACTTTATCTACAGGAAAATCAGAAGCGAATGTATCAAACCATTTCAAATAAATTCTATAATTAATTAGTTCAATTTTTCCTGAATCAAACAACATTTTTGCAAAAACTAGCCTATCGGTATATAAACTCCTTTCAGTTACAATAATTGATCCTGGGTTATTTTGTATTGTTTCTTTCAAAAGCGCTAGTCTGGAAATATAGGCCATCATTTGAAATGGAAAAGAATATTTATCCTGATCATTGTAAAACTTTTGTAATATTGTTACGTTATTTTCATCTATAATAGTTGACCACTCTTCAACAGGTTCTTTTAAAAATATTATTTTTGGATTGTTGTTAAATTCATTGCGTAAAAACTCCAAAAGGGTTGATTTACCAGACCCGATATTACCTTCAATTGAAACTATTTGAGTTGTCATTTATGTGATATATAGTAATGTATCCTATATTTTTTATATTATTTCATTTCAATTTTAAAATAAAATTGAATAATAACTAATATAAATATAAAATAACAATAATTATACGTAACTCCAAGAATGGATCTTCAACAAAGAAAGCTTAACAAATCGGAATGGGAGTCTATTGAGGTTCCTGTTTCTACTCAAGAAATATCTATATTAAATATGATAATTGCCGGATATGATAATGTAAATATAAGAGTAAATAATAATAATTCTATCTTTACCCACTTAAAGATAGAATATACTGAAAAAATGGAGAATTATCTCTTTACAAAGTATTTTAAAGAACAAGTAGATAAGATTCAATCAACTATGGATAAACTATTTGGGTCATCGTATACAAAAGTAGACGTAAACACAATAGTCCGATTAAATTCTGCTGACAAAATTCGCTTGGAGAAAAATGATGAAAGATCAATTAATAAACAAGAGATATACGAATACGTATTGTTGAATCATTGTGAAAAAGTTGTTGCTAATGCAAATAATACCTCTCCTAGCAGCAAGGTTTTATTTATGTTTCATTATTATACACTCTATAAATTAATAAGAAATAATATAATTAGATTAAATAAGAATGTTATACAATTGTGTAAAAATATTATTACAAAATTTGAGGACACCATAGATATGTCTATTATTATTGAAAACGCGGTTGAATTTATTGAAAAGAATATGAATTTGTTGAAATATGGAGATTTAACTTTATATGAACATCAGAAAGAAATCTTTACAATTTGTAAGAACAAGAAACCTAAACTGATTTTATATATGGCTCCTACTGGTACAGGTAAAACCTTGACGCCTATTGCACTTTCAGAAAGCAGTAAAATTATATTTGTGTGTGCAGCTAGACACGTTGGTCTGGCCCTAGCTAGAGCTGCAATTTCTGTTAATAAAAAAATTGCGTTTGCCTTTGGTTGTGCTAGTGCAGATGATATTCGGTTGCATTATTTCTCTGCTAAAGAATTTACTAGAAACAAACGTAGTGGTGGTATTGGAAAAGTAGATAATAGTATTGGTACTTATGTAGAAATAATGATTTGTGATATTAAATCATATTTACCTGCAATGTATTATATGTTGGCGTTTAATAAAAAAGAAGAAATTATTACCTATTGGGATGAACCAACAATCACTCTTGATTATAATGAGCACAGTTTTCATAAAATAATTAGGCAAAACTGGAAGCAGAACATAATACCTACTGTAGTGTTGTCTTCTGCTACATTACCAAAACTGAATGAATTGACCGAGACAATATCTGATTTTAAAAGTAAATTTGTTGGCTCTGAAGTATTTAATATTATTAGTCACGATTGCAAAAAATCTATTCCCATCATTAATAAAGACGGTTATGTTGTTCTTCCACATATTTTGAGCGAAGATTACAAAGAAATATGCACTATAGCTACCCATTGTGAAGAATATCTAACACTTTCAAGATATTTTGACTTGAAGGAAGTAGTAGAATTTATCACATATGTTAATAAAAACAATTACGCTAATAGCAAAATGAAATTAAACAGGTTCTTTGAGACATTAGATGATATTAATATGAAAAATATTAAAGTATATTATATAAAATTATTAAAAAATATATCAGAAGATTCTTGGAATACAATTAATAATTATTTTAAAACAACTAGACAACCAAGAATCTTTTCAAATGAGGCGGTTGATGTAAGAGGCAATAAAATATCCAAAGTAACTAGTATAGGACCAGGTACAACTTTGACAAAAAGTCAACACTTATCAGGAGCATCCTTGACTCGTTTGACAAGCGAACAAGTAACAAGTAATAATTTAAATTCAAAACCTGGAATTGTACCTGTAGGAACATCCGGAGCATATGTTACTACAAAGGATGCGTACACATTAACTGATGGTCCAACTATATTTATTTCAAATGATGTTGAAAAAATAGGTAAGTTTTGCATACAACAAGCGAATATACCCACTATGGTTATGGATGATATTATGAAAAAAATAGATTATAACAATATGGTAAATGAGAAACTATCTATTCTAGAGCGCGATCTAGAAAATATAAAGGAAAAGGCAGAGAAAAAAGTCAGTAGTGTATCTAAAGGACCAAAACAAGGTTCTAATAAAGATTTAAAAAAATTTAACAGAACAGGTGATGAAGAAGTTAACAATAAAGGTGAAATTAATAAAATAACAAATGAAATTAATATACTTCGCTCAATGATTAAATCCGCTACATTAAATGAAACATACATACCAAATAAACCACATCATATTAAGAAATGGGCAGAAGGTTTTGATACAAGTAAGGCGTTTTCCAGCAATATAGACGAATATATTGTAAGCGATATAATGTCGTTGAATGGAATAGATGATATGTGGAAAATATTATTAATGCTGGGAATTGGTGTATTTATTAATCACGAAAATATTAAATACACTGAAATTATGAAGAAATTGGCGGATGAACAAAAATTGTATATGATTATCGCAACTAGCGATTATATTTATGGAACAAATTACCAGTTCTGTCATAGCTATTTAAGTAAAGATTTGGATTTAACCCAAGAAAAAATTATTCAGGCGATGGGTCGCGTTGGAAGAAATAATATTCAACAGAATTATACAATTCGTTTCAGAGATGATCAGCAAATTTTGAAATTGTTTACTTCTGAAACGGATAAACCAGAAATTATTAATATGAATATTTTATTCAATAGCCGTAAGGTAATCTTGGTAGGTGATAAGTATGTTGAAATAGAAGATCTAGAAGAGCAAGAATTGTATGAATCTGAAACATATTATAATGAAGAAGAGGAAGTAGAAGTAGAAGGAAATTTATAAATTTAATAATTTTGAAATAGGAAAAATAGTATCTATTATATTTGCACAGGCAATAGCAACATCTCTATGTTCTTTTTGTGTTCCGTTTCCGGATCGTAATTCTATATAATGAATCCAAGATCTCAATGTTCCATTCATATATATTTTTGATAATGTTATTCCTTCTGGTAAAACAGCTCGGGCTTGTTCTTTTGCAATACCATTTTTTAATGCCCAGTTATAACTTTCTTCTACAGCTTCAACAATTTTTGTTTGTTTGTTTAACCATTCTTGTTTTAACTCTTCATTTTCTTGAATTTCAATGCTATTTTGTCTATTTTTTGTGTCTTGTAGTCGCGCCTCTTTATATTCAAAACCTAAATCAGCAATAGCATATCTTTGTGAAAATTCTTGAAAAGAAAAAGACCTATGTCTTAATATTTGTCTAATAATATCTCGGGTTGTTTCAATTTCAATGCATATATTAACCATTTCAAAAGGTGACCAATGTTTATTTTTGATAAGATAACTAATAAGTTTTTCATTTGTTCCTATATTATTTTGATTTCCTGGATTAGAAACACGTGCACAATAAGCGATCAAATCATACATAGTTTTTTCATCATCACAACACTTTGAATAACTAATAAGTTTCACTTGCATAGTTAAATATATATATAAACTTTTTATACCTTTAATTTATTTATTATATATATTGAGGTGATGGAGTTAAATTAAATATTGGGTTATTTTCTTCTTCATCTAATTTATCTTCATCTAATTTGTCATTTAACAAATCAGGATGAATTAATGAAAGAGTAATGTTTGAATCAGAATTATCTCTAGATGTTTGAGTATTTTTATTTCTAATATAAAATGCAACATTTCTATAATTATTTCCATATTTTTCTTCAATGGTAATATGTGACGGATCAATCGGAGGTGCTAGTTCTGGATCACGACCATTAATATTATTATATTGTCCGGATTCAACTATTTCTACATTAGAATCTGGATCAATATTAAAATCTAGATAAACAGATTCTTTAATATATGTTATAAACTCATTTATACTCCATAGTGGGTTTACTATATATTTTTTTATTTGACTTGAATATGCGAGTTTAAAGAAGAATTCGTAATACGTCATTCTAGTTAAAATAATTTTTATTTTTTATTAAAGTGATTTTTTGATTTCATTTTTATTATAAATGTATATAAAAATAAAAAATCCCATAAAATATTTACTTTATGTATTTGTGGAATATCTTAAGAAATACTTTTCAGTTTACTTCCAACTTCTTTGAAATAAAATCCATTATATGCTACATTTTTTTCTAAAGATTTTGCTAATGTTTTATCACTAATCAAAAGTGACTTAATACAATCATATTTACAAGAAAATATTTTAACTAAATTATTTTGCAAGTCATATTGACCTATGCCATTTTTGTATAACAAAGGTTGACCGTTTGTATATTCAAAAGATTCTCTTAATGTTATATCACAATCATTATATAATTTATAATAATGTCCTTTTGTTATTGTGAAATTTTTTACTGGGACATCTAATGATGAGCTTGATTCATATCCATTAAAATGTGCGGATGTTTTTCTATCTAAATATACATTTAATATTTTACTTTTTTCACTGTTTAATTTTGCAATGTAACCTAAATTTTGCGATTTTGTTTGTTTAGTTGGAATTATATTATGAATAATATTTGGGTCTAAATTTCTATCTACTAACATCCATCGATAACCGTAATAAAGTGTGTTTTCTACAACAGCTTTATTTATACTTGGACGCTTAAACTTCGGATTTTGTTTCATCAATTCAGAAACACTCTCATATACTTTTATTAAATTTAAAGTTTCTCCATCAATTTGTTGTAATCTTGGACCAACCGTTACTAATGGTTCACTAAAACCAGTTGTAACTTTAGTTTTTTGCGAATTAATTTTGTATAATAATTCTTGATTTGACTTCTCAAGAGTATCTATTTTAGATGATAAATTTTTTACTATTTTTATTAATTCGTGTAATACTAAATTTTCATTATTAGAATTATTCATTTCAAGCATTAATTTTAATTGTTCATTTTCTAATTGCAATTTAGTTGTGTCATTTCCATTGAAATACTTAATATTATTATTTATAATGTTCAATAACATTTGATAAGAAAGGTTTTTTCCGATTAAAAATAATTCTAATTCTGTTTCGTGTCCTTGAAGATTATTAACTTTATTTAACCTAACACTTTCGTGATTGTGAATAAAACTTTCAAAATCTTTACTATTTTGAACTAAAAAACAATCTAGTAACAACACATTCGTCGTATCTGCATTTATGTTCATTATACCTATTTTTAATGCCTTTTCTACTTTCTCCTATCTTTATTATATATGTACCATTTTCATATGTTTTTATTTTAATAATATAAATAATTGACCCGATAGTTCCATATTCTTTTAATAATATTTTCTCTCTTTCTAAAATCTTCTGTTTTTCTAATTTTATTTCATATTCTAGTTTTTTTTTATGTTCTATTAATTGTATTTCTGTTTTTTGTTGTTGTAATTGTATTTTAAGTTCGTTACTTTCTTCTTTTGTAATTTCGTGCATAATATTTTCCAATTTAATAAAATAATCATGAATTTCATCTGCTTTTTTTGTGCCTGATTTTAAACAAAACTTTTTAAAAGAATCTATATTTAACATAATAATTTCTTTATTATGACCACCTCTAATATTTGTTTGTTTCTCTATTTTGTGTGATTCATTTTTAGAATTTTGCTCACCCGGTTGGGTGAGCAAAATTTTATAATCTTTGTTAATAACAAAAATTTTAGTTAATAGTTCTTTAGATTTGTGTTTAGAACTAAAACCTAACCATTTCCACACATTATCTAGATCAATAACAAAATCATTCTTATAATCATATTTTAAGTAACAATAAAAACTAGCCAAAAAGAGCTGTTGCTCATAATCTGAAAATGTATTTTTAACTTTTTCAATCAATTTTGATTGATAATCTCCGTTTAATTTGGTAATTGGATTACTCTCAATAAGATTTACAATATCTATACTCATTTTATCAGTTAATTAATAACTTAATCTTTATATTGGTTTTCGTTTTAATAATCAAAAATTGATTTAATTATTAAAATATATATATGAAAAATTTGACACTATAAATCGTGTAAAAAATTTAATTACTGTATGCTAATCCGCCCATACCGCTCATTATTCTTAACACATTATAATTGGTGGCATACACGCGAACCTTGGCGGTCTTTGTACCTTCAACAGTAGCATTTGAGAGAACAAGTTGAAGAGTGGCGTTGTCAATGCGTGAAAAGTTGCAAGTGCCACTGGGTTGATGTTCCTCAGGGCGCAATGCAAAGCTGTAAACGTTGATACCTTCATCAGGGCAACGAGTATGAGCTTGGTAAGGTTGGACCCAAGAGAAGTAAGAACCTTCACGTTCAGAGAAACGATCTTGTCCGTTCAATTGGAGCTTAGCAGTGACAACGGGATTTTGGCCCCAGCAGTGCATATCAAGTGAGGTTTCAGAAAGGACGAATGTACCAGCATCGGAAACTTCAGAGTTGACATTGTGGGCAGCAGGGGTACCAGAAAGAAGAGGATCAAGATTGGGACCACCAAAGTTGACTTCGTTGTAAGGGTTAGTGGGTCCGTGCCAGTATCCACTAGCACCTTGAGGGAGAGTATAATCAAATGCACCAGCGTCTTGGAAAAGACCTTCGGCATTGATGTAAGCACGAGAATCTTGGGCAAGAGCAGAAGGACCTCCGAAAGCGTGGATAGCGTTGGGAAGAGCATCAATAGCATCAGTGTAGTTGAAGGGTTGGGCGCCAAGAACCTTGAACAAGAGAGCATCGCAAGTCAAAGAAGAGCAATAGTCAACGTTAGAATCAGGTTGGACAACCCAGACCAATTCCTTGACAGGGTGGTTGAAGTTCAACTTGATCTTGTTACTTGAAGAACCAACAGATTCATCACCAGTGAATTGTAATTGAGTAATCAAATATTCGTGAGGGTTTTGGGCCATTCTGCGGCGTTCGTCAGTGTCCAAAAACACATAGTCAACGTACAAAGAGGCAGCAACCAAAGATTGATTGTAAGCGATAGTAGCAGGGACGGGAGCACCAGAACTGTTTTGTCCGGGAACACCAGTCCAAGGGTTGGTGTTGCAGTTCAAGGTAGTAACAGCCCACAAGCACTCATCAATGGGGCGGATATCAAGGTTAATCTTGACTTCGTGGTATTGAAGAGCGATCAAGGGGAGAGCAAGACCAGGGTTGGTACAGAACCAGAATTGAAGAGGAACGTACAAGGTGGTCTCAGGAAGAGCATTGCGGGGAGCGCAAACTTGACGAGGAGCCATAGAGTCACAAGGTCCATCAACATCAGAGAAAGAGGGATCAGTGATGAAGGTGAGTTGAGTGGTGTTACCAATCATCTTCCAGTAGCCGCGTTGTTGTTCAGCAGTCATTGTGAGTTGGTTCCAGATGTGCATCCAATCACCGTATTGGCGGTCAATTCTTTGGCCACCAATCTCAACTTCAACTTGAGCGATGAGTTGTTCTCCAGGGTAGTCTAACCAACGGGCATAAACACCGGTGTTTTGTCCGTTAGAATAGTTTCCAAGACCCATAAGTTGGTTGATCTCGGGAAGGGTGACTTGGAGATAGGTGCGGTAAGCAAGATCTCCATTTCTGCTGATAACACATTGGACACGGCGTCCGAAATCAGCTTGGCCATTGAAAGTTTGTTCAATTGATTCAATGGCAAAATTGGTGTATCTACGATAAGTAACTTTCCAGAAAGTAATTTGAGGGTTACCAGTAAGGTAAACATCTTGAGCGCCATAGGCAACTAATTGCATTAAACCACCACCCATATTTATATTATTGCTAAAGAAAAAATTTTTATGGAATTTAAATTAATTGAATTAATTTAAATTAAAAAATATACAAAAAAAATAATTAAAACTCTATAATATAATTTTATTTAAGTCTAAATTGGTCTTCATAAATTTTAATAAATATGAATCTTCAAATATTTCTTTTTTATTTTCGTGATTTTTTGTAAAAACATATGTATTTGCTTTTTTTTTTACAGACCAACCCTCCTCTATAGAATTAAATAGTAATAACATTTTTTGAAATTGAATAGAATCTATTTTTATATTTTCATTCTCTAAATTTTTTAAAGATTCTAAATTTATTTTTATATCCATTTTAAAATACAAAAAGAAAACTATTATTATCTTTAAACTTGCAATAATAATTACAGGTTTATAACTTATTATGGTGTTATCTATTTAATTTATATCTATAGTTTGCTTATTTAATTCTATTTCTTCTGTAAAATCTGGAATAATGTTTTTCTTCTTTTTCTAAATTCTCCAAGGTAGTTTTTACAATATTTCCTTCATTATCTGAGTAATAAATATATTGTATTGAATAACCTTTTTTTGGTGGTAATATTCTCATTGTATTTATACAATTTATACAAGGTTTACTAGATTGTAAATTATTTTTTTTTGATAATCTAATTACTAGTATATTTATTCATTCTAATTTTTTGTCACATCTTAATGGTTTCAATTTTGTTAAAGCGTCTGTTTCTGCGTGAATACCTGGATTTTTACCATTATCATCTCCCATCTGATTGACCCCAAAACTTAATATTTTACATTTTTTTAGGGAAGCGATCTTTCCCTTTTATAATACACGCTACGTGATTATAATTACCACAAAAACAAGAATTTATATTTGATTCGCCAGTTTCATATAATTCAACATCAGAGTTTACTGGTAAACAGAATCTTTTAATAAACATAGTATCTAAAAGAGTATTCATTGTATCAATTATATAATTTAATATATAAATTTAAAATTATATTCAATTTTATTTTGTAAAATATAAATTATCTTTTATCTTTATTATAAATTAAATAAATTGTATACTTAAAGTTTAAAGTGGATGCCTAGTTTTAAACCAAAAACCAATAAAAAAATTAAGTTCAACAAGAAAAATTCCATAACACTTGACGGTAAACACAAAGAATTTTTGAATGACTTCTCAAAAGACGAAACAGTCATTATACCTGAACTAAAACTAGAAAGAAATGAATTAACTAATAGTTATAATAATTCAGAATTAACTATTGAACAAAAACTTGATATGAAAGATCGTATTGATGAGATTACAAAGATAATTAAAGAATTAAAGTTAAAAAAGAAAAATTATTTTTTAGATAATTCTAAATATATTTTTGACTATTTTGAAAATAAAAAAAACATATCAACTGGTATTATAAATTCTGAATCAGATAGTAAAAATAAAAATAAAATACTTAATTCTTTTTTTAAAATTACAAATGATGAAAGTACAAATAATTTAAATCAAAATAAAAATAATAACATAGTTCAAAAATATTTAACAAATATTGACGATATTTTTTTAGATGTTAATTCTTTTATATTTCAAACAGATATTTGTAAAATATGCAATAAAGGAGAATTAATACCAATTGAAGATGAAGGAATACTAATTTGTAATTCTTGTTATAGAAGTATACCTTATTTAATTGAAAATGAAAAACCATCTTATAAAGAGCCACCAAAAGAAGTATGTTTTTACGCGTATAAAAGAATCAACCATTTTAAAGAAATCTTAGCACAATTTCAAGGAAAAGAAACTACTCAAATACCTTCTGATGTTATTGAAAATATTAAATTACAAATTAAAAAAGAGAGAATTGAATTAATAGAAATAACAAATATAAAAACAAAAGAAATATTAAAAAAATTGGGATACAATAAGTACTATGAACATATTCCTTTTATTAAAGATAAACTAGGAATTAAACCTCCGATTATGTCTCCAGAATTAGAAGAAACATTATGCAATTTGTTTATAGAATTACAATCACCATATTCAAAATATTGCCCGGATGATCGGGTAAATTTTTTAAATTATTATTATACAGCATATAAGCTTTGTGAGCTTTTAGGCGAAGATCAATATTTAGAACATTTCCCTATGCTTAAAGATAGAGAAAAACGTATTGAACAAGACGCAATATGGAAAAAAATTTGTCAAGAGTTAGACTGGGAATTTATTGCTACTATATAAATATTATTTGGATTTATAATATTTATATTCAAATACTTTAAATCTTCAAGGGTGTAAACTTTATTTTTTATTTTTTAAACCCTTTCTAGATTTTTTACTTTTTTTACTTCTAGATTTTTTACTTTTTTTACTTCTAGATTTTTTACTTTTTTTACTTCTAGATTTTTTACCACCAAAAGAATTATCCCGAGTAGTATTAACAGAATGAGTAGTTACATTTAAATCAGACAAATTTAATGGTTCATCTGATAAATTTAAACTATATACATCACTATTATTACTTGCGTTAGAAATATTTTCTCTTGTTGTGTCCATAGATAGAGATAAGTTATTATCATTATTATCAAAGCTATCATCGTTTCCTAAATTAAAACTATTATCGTTGTCTAAATCTAATTCGTGTTGATCTGAATTTATACTATTTATATCTGAAATATCCAGTATATTTTCTTCATCATTTCTATTTAAGTGTTCGTTTACTTCATTCATTAATTCTTGTGGAGTAAAATTTGCGTTTGTATTTGGATTTATTTGTTCTAATGCTTGAACAACATTATTCGCATTTGGAATATGTTCGGAAAGTATGTGTATTTGATCATTTGTAAAACCTAATTGCAATAATTGTTGAATATTATCTTGAGAATAATTACCACCCTTCATTTTATATGTTTTTTTAACATATTTTTTATGTTTTTTATGAATATTTTTTTTTGAACTATGTTTTTTCATAATATATTTAAACGTATAAAATTTTATTTCTAAAGTAAATAATTTATATAAATTTATATAAATTTATTTAAATTTATTTATAATATTTTATTATTATAATATTATATGAAGCTTCTACTCATAGATAGTAATGTAATAGATATACAAATAGTTATTATGAGTTGTTTATCAGATGTTAAATATGTAATTTTTGATTATAACACAGATACCTTATTATCCTTAAAAAATAAAATTTCATCCCTAGATATTCACAATTTTACTAACATAGGAATTTTTCAAAGCAATGAAAGTAATTCTGGTTATAAATTAATTAATTCGTTTAAAAATGGAATTTTAGAAATGGGTAGTTTACTAGACCCATCATTTGATTCGTGGGATGATTTTAAATTATTGTTAGAATATTTTAAAAACACATATAAGATTTCTTATTTAGATATGATGCAATGTAATATTTATAATAATGATGATTGGAAAAGGGTGATAAATTATTTGTCTAATGCTTGTCAAATTAATATAAACACTTCAGATGGTTTAACAGGAACACCCAATTCTTTTGATCCGACAGCCAATTGGATTTTAGAGTATACAAATTCACAAAAAATAAATACAAATCTAATAGGATTATATTTTTCCAATGAAATTGAAAATTATAAATATATATTAGGAGGCGGAGGTCCTAATAGTAATCAAACTATTCATTCATTTGCGTTGCCTACACCATATATTACAACTTCAACACCTAGTTATCAATTAAATACATACTCATATGATTCAACAACTAACACAACATTATCAGATATACCTGTTACATTCTCATCAACAAGTAGTCTTGTTAGCATTAACTCTTCTAATATTATATCTTTTTTATCTAGTGGTACCGCTTCTATCACAGCTAATGCGCAATCATTACCTTCTAATGTAACTGGTAAAACTTATAATTCTTCAACATTAACACAAAATATAACAATTTATAAAAATGAAGACATCTCTTTAAATTTACCAATTCCTACAATTGTACATTTATCCGATGGTAGTTTTAATTTATCTGCGTGTAGTATTCCAAATGATACTGCAAATAATGTTACATTTACTTCATCAGATCCTACTTGTATATCTATTAGTATACCAATTAGAGATACTAGTAATAATTCAATTTCTAAAGCCACTATTTTAAAAAGAGGGAATATTACTATCACTGGTAGTATGTTAGCAAATAATAGTACTATGTACGCCCCGTCTTCAAATATAATACAAAACGTACAAATAATTGGGTTTTCTCAAACAATCGTGTTTTCTCCAATTTCTTCTGGATTAAAATATGGTGATCCACCTGTTACTCTAATTGCTTCTGCAGGAGGAGGTGCAGTTACTTATAATAGTAGCGATCCTACAATTATAAGCATTGTTGGTACAACTGCTACAATCAATAAAGAAGGGACTGTTACCATTACTGCTTCACAGACGGGTAACGATACCTATGAGCCTGCACCAAATGTTACACAAATAGTAACTATTGCTACTTCTTCTTCAGGTGTTCCTCCTCTAATTTCATCAAATCCTATTTCACCTAGTTGCTTCCCAGAAAAGACCCCAATTCACTGTGATCAAGGAAATATAGATATTGATAAAATCAATCCAAAGATTCACACAATTAATAAGAAAAAAATTTTAGCTGTTACTAAATCTATTTATAATACAAAAACTATTGTTTGTATAGAAAAAGATGCACTCTATAAAAATGTTCCTTCAAAAAATACATTAGTGACATATGAACATAAGGTTTTTTACAATGGTATGATGATAAATGCTGGAGAATTAATCGGATTAAATGATAAGATTTATTTAAAAAAAAATAAATATCAAGTTGTTTACAATGTTTTATTAGAAAAATATAGTAAAATGATTGTTAATAATTTAATAGTAGATACACTCCATCCAAACACAAAATTAGCCAAATTATATGAGAGACATAACTATGAATTAGATACAGAATATGAAGAAATGTTATATAAAACGTCTAAATTATATTATAGTACAAACAAAACTTTATAAATATTACAAATAAAACTGTAAAATATAAATATTAATTATTCATATTTTATAAATTGTCTTTTATATTTGTCTTTTATATTTGTACAAATGTTTAAAAACCTCCAGGGAATTTAACCAAGTTAGCACCAATACCAAAACCAGCACCTGATCTGGCTGTGGCGCCCATACTAGGTACATATGTATCTAAAATACTAAATGTAGCAGCAGCAGTTAAAGCAATTAATACAATTTCTTCAATGTTCAAAGAACGTTTAGGAATAGCATAAGCTGCAATAGCAACCATTAAACCTTCAACAAGATATTTGATGATTCTCTTAACGAGTTCACTAACGTTTACCAATCCGTTCATTATATTAAATAAAAAGAAAAAAATATATATTGCGATAAAAAACTTAAAATTAAATAATTAATTTATCTAAAATGGATCGTTCTAAAGAAAAGAATACTAAGAAACCTAATTTTGAGAGAAAAATGAATAATGGTAAGATTAATAATAGATATGTAGATTTATTGGAAGAAGATAAACCTATTGCTGGACAAAAATTTGTATGTGTATCATTTGTTTCTCCAGAAAAAATTTTACAACAAAAAGAACATTTCTTTTTTGAAGAATTCCTAAAGAAATGGGATTTGAATAAATCAATGGAAAAATTTATACAATTTTTAAATTTTGTTTCTTTTAAATATAATGTTTCTTTTGATGATATTTCAAATGATTTTAAGGATTTTGTAAATGAAGAAAAATCTAATCTAAATAAAAGTACTTTACAAGATGATTATAAAACATTTATTGATAATAAAGAAGAAGAGCTTGAAAAAGCCTTTAATATTTCAAATAATTTTCAAACAAGTACTAGAGGATTGAAAATAAGAGGTTCATATCCATCATTAGAAGAAGCCGAATTAAGGTGTAAAATGTTACGTGAAATAGATCCTAACCACGATGTTTTTGTTGGGCCAGTTGGGTTATGGATGCCTTGGGATCCTGAAGCATACAAAACTGGTCGCGTGGAATATATGGAAGAAGAATTAAACCAATTAATGCACGAAAAAAAGAAAAATGAAGGAAATGCAAAGACAGCATTTGAACAAAGAGTAAAAGAAGCTAAACAAAAGGCTATTGATGAAAATATTAAAAATGCAGAAAAGTCTGGTAACACTTTATCGCAAACTATAGATGCTAATGGTAATTTAATCGGTATTAATAATGTTAATACACAGGAAATTTCTTTACAAAACCAAGAGAATATTTCTACTGCAGATATTTGTATGGAATTATTTGAAGGCGAAAATGTTGTTATAGGTAATACTGATCACGGCCAAAGTAAATTAGTTAGTGGTCCATTTGCTAATAAAGCAAATACAAAATCTTCTTAGACTTTTTAACATTTCAAATGCCAATTATTTTATATAATTCACATAGCCATAAGTTATATGTATTTTCATTATCAAGATGATGATCAAATATATTTTTATTTAAAAATATTGTATTAACAACTTTAGTTTCATTATCTAAAATATAATTAGTTATATCCATATAATTATATCCATTTATCAAAGAATAATTTTTTAATATGTTATTATATTTTATTGTCAATTCAGTCCTATCTATTTGTGATACAACGATTTCACTTCTTGCGCCTATTAAATATTTTTTATCTGTATTATCTTTAATTGTAGGCAATACACTTCCATTTATTATAATTTTTGAGGATTCAAAGTGAGGTAGTATTTCTAAATTTATAAAATTAAATAAATTATCAGTTGTAATTTTTAATTGGTCTTCAATACCAATATTGTATTTATTTTTACGATACCATATAACAAAGCCACAATCCACCTCACCTAAATTTATAATTATATATTTAAAATTATTATTTTTAATATCATTTAATTTTTCTTTAAATACATTTAAAGCATTTGTAATGCTATTTGGGTTTACAGAACCTTGTGCTGTAGCACCTCCAACTATAACAGCTTCAAAATATATATTTTGTTGTTTTTCATTACAATAATTAAAAACTTCTCCGTGACTATCTCCTAAAACTAATATTTTTATCATATAATTATAATATATAAATTAATAGGAAATTGTAATCGGCATTTGAAATATTAAAAGGTGTAATAATTTTGAATAATAATATTATAAAATAAAATATATAAACTTATAACTATATTTACAAATATAATGTCAAATAATATTTGTAAAATTTTTTACATTAACTTAAAAAAACGCACTGATAGGCGAGAATTAATTGAAGAAGAGTTAAATAATTATAACTTAGAATACGAAAGATTTGAGGCGTTTGAAACCCCTGGGTTTGGTATTTTAGGTTGCAGTCTTTCACATTTAGCTGTTTTAAAAATAGCTAAAGAGAGAAACTATGATAATGTATTGATTTTAGAAGATGATTTTAAATTTGTTGTATCAAAAGAAGAATTTGAAAGTATGTTGTCTACCTTTTTTGATTTAAAAATACCGTTTGATATATGTATGATATCTCATAATGTACTTAAGTATGAAAATACTGAATATGATTTTATTAACAAAATTATAGAAGGACAAACTGCATCGGGCTATATAGTTAATAAAAATTATTATGATAAGCTAATTCATCTATATGAATGGTCAACTCCTTTGTTAGAGTCATCAAGACAACATTGGCATTATGCGAATGATCAAGTTTGGAAGGGTATACAACCAAAAGATAATTGGTATTATTTTATAAATAGAATAGGAAAACAGAGAGATGGTTATAGTGATAATACAGAATTATATGTAGTAGATAGTTTTTGTTAAATACATTTTTATATAATATATTTCAAGTTAAAATTATATAAAAATATTATGTTTAAACTATTTAAATGAATAAAAATCAATTAGGTGAATATTACTTGGAAAATAAAATTGAATTTATGGGTGAAACTCCTCACGATAAATTACTTGTAGGATTAAAAAAATATATGCAGACAATTGAAGAGCATAATACAAAAATTATTGGTATTGACGTAGGTTGTTGTGTAGGTAATTATATTCAAAATATTAACGAAATCTGTAGAGAAAATAACAGGACTATTTTATGTTTTGAGCCGAACCCTGCTAATATTACAAGTCTTGAACCAAGAATAAATAACGATCCAACTATAAAATTATTTAAATGTTGTATTTCAAATGAAACCTCTACAACATCTTTGTATAATTGGAAAGACCTAGCATATAACTACACTGGTAACGAAATTGCAGGATTAAGAGGAGGTGGATCTAAAATATGTGATGTTGAAGTTAACAAATTAGATGATATTTTGGATGCAGAATTTGTCGGCGAAAATGTTATAATTAAATTTATAAAAATAGATACGGAAGGCAATGATGGGAATGTACTAAAAGGGTTTCAAAAATATTTATCTAAAACAAAATATATAATTTTTGAATGTAGTGACTGTTTGGATGATATTAGAGGTCCAGGAATAAAAAATCCTATGAAAGATATTGTAGATTTTTTATCAAATAATGGATTTGATACTTATAGAATTGGAACAAAAAAATTATTCAAAGTAAATGATGAATATTGGAATCAAGTATATGAAGATGTTAAATTTTGGTCAAATTGTTTTGCCTTAAAAAAAGATGATGAATTTATACATAAATTAATAACTGAAAATTTTGATTATACATTTTAATCCTTTTCTCATTTCAAACGCCCATTTATTTGTATTTTCTTAGAAGTGTTCTATACAATTTCTAAAATAAAGAAAATTATTGTAATTTATTTTACGTAAATTACAATACTAAATATAAAATATTACTCTACTGTAACAACCTTTGCTAGGTTTTTGGGTTTATCTGGATTAATTCCTTTATTTATTGATAAATAATAAGCTAATAATTGAATGGGAATTATTCCTAATAAAGAGGCGTAACTATTATTTTCTGGAAGATAAATAATTTCACAAGATAATTCATCCATAATATTTTTATCGTTAGTAATAAATATAATTGGTGAACTTCTTGAAGAAACCTCTTGATAACAGTTTAATATTTTATTCCTATGATTTTGATCTAAATTAAATAATATTACTGGAAGTGTTTCATCTAATAATGCAAAAGGGCCGTGTTTTAAAGAACTAGCAGAGTAGCCTTCTGAATGTATATAGGAAATCTCTTTTATTTTCAAGGAACCTTCCTTTGCTATATACTCATCACTACCTTTTCCAAGTAAAAACATATTATTACTATTTATTTTTTTAGCTATTTCTATAACTTGATCTTTACAAGTATCTATTGTAATTTGTATATCATTTGATAAATTATGTAAATCACATATCATTTTACTCCTTTTCTTTTCATTAATATTGTGTAATCCTGCAAACCATATTGCAAGCATTGATAAACAAGTCACTTGGCTTGTAAATGACTTAGTTGATGCTACACCCACTTCCTTACCTGAATTACAATATATACCACAATCTACTTCTCGTGCTATTAAAGAATCAACCACATTTATAATGCCTATTGTCATTATATTATTGTTTTTTGATATTTCTATACATCTATGTAAATCTTTAGTCTCTCCAGACTGAGATATTAATATAAATGCGGTTTGACCAACCTTGGGAATATCATTAACATCAAATTCAGCACCATCAAACGTTTGCACTGTGTTAAAATTACACATTTGTTTAAGAAAGTACATTCCATATAATCCAGCAAAGTAAGAAGTTCCACATCCCAATAATATAATATTTTGGATCCCCTTCAAAGAGTCTTTGTATTGTTCTAAACCTCCTAGTTTTACTTCTGAATTATTTTTAATTCTGCCTCCTTTATTGATGGAATTTAAAACTATATTTGGCTGCTCATTAATTTCTTTTAATGTCCAATGTTTATAAGGGTATGGAGATAATTCCGATTCTAAATTAAATATTTTTTTATTTGGATATATATGTTTTGTAGTAAGACGAATTGAGCTATCTATTTTTTCTATTATACATATATCATCATTGTGTAAAGTTATATAATTATTTACCATATTACAAAATCCACTTTGTTCAGAAGTAATAACTACTCTATCTTCACTTTGACCAATCAATAATGGTGAACCGTTTCTTACACAAAACATTTTTGTAGGATGATCAAGGCTCTGAATTATTACACCATAAGTACCTCTTAATTCTTTAATTGTATTTTCTATAGTTTCAAATACATTTTTATAAATACTGTAAGTATATTCAATCAAATTTACTATTACCTCTGTATCTGTTTGAGAGAAAAAATGATAACCCAAATTAATTAATTTTATTTTTAATTCATTATAATTTTCAATTATACCATTATGGACAATGACAAATCTTTTATTATTTGATAAATGAGGATGTGCATTAATATTACTTTTAATTCCGTGAGTAGCCCATCTATTATGTCCTATTCCGAAAAAAATATTATCATTATTTTCACTATTGAAACC